TGGATGTGCCGACCTTTGGGGATTTCGTGGCCGAGCGGTATTTGCCCTACGCCAAGACTCGCAAGCGCAGCTGGGAGACGGATGAGACGATGCTGCGCAATCACCTGCTGCCGGTGTTTGCCGATTTCCGGATGAATCGGATCACCCGCTCCGACGTGGTGGCCTTCCACCACGCGGTGTTCGAGAAGGGCTACGCAGCTGGAACCTGCAATCGGATGATCGTGCTGATGAAGTTCATCTACAACTGCGCGATCCGCTGGGACATCCTGCCGCCCAAGAGCAACCCCTGCGATGGCGTCGAGCCCTTTGAGGACCACGGTGCCCGGGAGCGGTACCTGACGACCGAGGAGGTGCAGCGGCTGTTTGATGAGCTGGACACCAACCGCAATGTGCAGGTGGGCCAGGTGATCCGGCTGCTGCTCTACACCGGGGCGAGGAAGCGGGAGATTCTGGATGCCCGCTGGGACGAGATCGATTTCAACCGGCGGATGTTGACGGTGCCGGCGGCGCGCTCGAAGTCGAAAAAACCGCGCCACATTCCGCTCTCCGATGCGGCGGTGGAATTGCTGCTGTCGCTACCTCGGCAGGACGACATCCCCTGGGTGTTCTTCAATACGAAGACCAAGAAGCCGCCAGTGTCGATCTTCTACGCCTGGGACTCGATCAGGAAGAAGGTGGGCTTGGGCGAGGTGCGGCTGCACGACCTGCGTCACAGCTACGCGAGTTTCCTGGTCAATGCCGGGCGGTCGCTGTATGAGGTGCAGAAGCTCCTGGGGCACCACGATCCCAAGGTGACGATGCGCTACGCGCACCTGTCACCGCAGGCGATGTTGGAAGCGGTCAACGTGGTGGGGAATGTGGTCGCCGGAGCCAGGGTGGGACGGACGGTGGCGGCGGCGAGTCAGGGACAGGAGGCAGTGGCCACTATGTGACGGCCCAGCCCGACAAGGCCCGACAAGAGCGCGACACATTGCTGTCGCGCTTTTGCTTTTGGGCTGGGCACTTGGATGCCCAGTACCGATACCATCACACCGCCTTGATGCTCGGCATACCACCTGGGCCGGCCGCGTGGATGCTGTGAAAGCGATCCAGCAGACTGTGCAAGCGGGCAATGTCAGGATTCAACCAGAGTAGCCAGGTTTCCGATTCCCTGACCACTGCCGGCAGATTGGGCCAGTGCCAGACCGGCTCGTGGTGGAACACCCGGTTGCGCAGGGTGCGCAGTCGAGCTGCATAAGGAGACTGATCTTTTCGGGTGCGCAGCTTGCGAGGCGCGTTGCTGAAAATCTTCGGCGCCAAGGCAGGCCAGAGAACCCGGCTGCGTTCGTAGCGAACGTCGAGCAAGCTGGTCCAGAATCCGAACGTCAACTCGGCCACCACGCGCCCGGGTGTCGGACTCAGCCGGTGACGAGCAATCTTCTGCTTGGCCTCCAACACCTTGGATGCATCCCGCTGATCCAGCCACGCGTCGTCGTACCAGTCCAGTCGCTGGAAATGCTGGCTGAGCACCTGATGGAACCGATTGCGTAACGTGATTTCACTCAGGTTGAGCAAGGGATACAGACTCTCACACAGGGCGATGTTCCAGAGGTAGAGTGCCACCGCCCGGTCGCGGTCACCCCCCGAGTGGTTCAGGTAAGGCGCCAAGCGCTCAGGCGCAAAGGCAGCCTCGAGCTCCGACCAGGTGATCGTCGTGCTCGAGAGGGTCGGTGCTGCTTGGCTGCCGGAGCCTGTATGTTGCATAGGTGGCCTTCTCAACTCCGCCGTCAAGGCACAGCGGAAGAGCAACTGGCAACGAGTGGCGGGGGTGTGTTATATTTCGTCTGCAGTCCCCGGGCTATTCCTCTCCCAGTCTCCAATGAGTCTGGTGATGAACCCGGGGTTAGTCTTTTCTGGGGTCGGAAAATCACAAATCCGCTCCCTGTCCAAGCCGTCATTTTACCGGCGCACCCCAATACAAAGCAAAAATCCCCCGACCCCACCGCCGGCAAAGGCAATGAGATCGGGGGATCGTCGTTTCAGGTTGTCGTGCCGGGCAGCACCGGTCAGCGTGCCGGCCCACGCCACTTGTCGAAGCTGCGCGCCCCGGTGTAGCCCAGGTAGCCAGCACCAAAGAGCCACCACAGGCTCTCGGGCACCGCGCCCAGCAGCTTATTGAGGTTCTCCGCCGCCTGAAAGACGTGCGTTGGCCACCAGATGCCGATGATGGCACCCATCACGCACAGCAGGATCACGCCGTAGATCACGTACAGGAAGGTCGGCCGTGCCCGGCTGGTCCAGGGGTCCTGCGAGTTGGCTTCAGCCAGGATCGCCGACAGGCTGGTCTGCATCTCCTGCAGCGCCAGTTGCCCTTCGGCTTGCAGCAGCGCGAGCTTGGCCTTTTCGCGCTCGGCCGGGTCAGGCACCAGGCGGTCGATGAGTCGGCTGCCGGCTTCGAGCAAGCCCGGGGCCAAGGTGGTCAGTATCGGGGTCATACCGAGCCCTCCACGAATTCCGCCATCCGGTTCATCCAGCCAGCCGCGAACGCTGACTGCTTGGGATCGTTGGTGATCAGCCGTCCGAGATGGCGCAAGCGCTGCCCCAGCACCTTGCCGTAGAGCACACCTTGGTCAACAGCAGCCAGTGCGGCGCGGGTCTTGGGACCGATGACGCCATCAGCAGCGACACCGAGCGCCGTCTGCAGCCACTGCACTGCGCGTTTCGGTCCGGAATGCACCCCGGCATCGACCAGCAGGTGCAGCAACGCCGGATGCGTGATGGTCTCGAACCCGGGGCCGGTGATGTACTGCTGGCGGTAGATGGCACGGGCTTCCGGTTCCGTCAGCGCCTGGACTTCAGCAGCCGTGGCCGGGCGGCCAAGCTTTCGCCAGCTTCCCAACGTCTGTGCGGTGATGCCGAAGTTCGTCGGCCCGCCCCGGTCGGCCGGGTGATTCACGTAGCCGCCTTCGCGGCGAAGGATGTCATCCAGAATCTGTTCGATGGTGTTCATGACCGCTCCTTGCCCAGACGCGTCTGCGCCCAGCGCTCCAGTTGGTAGATAGCCTGGCTGCCCATGTGGCCGGAGATGCCGACCAGGGCTGCGGTGACCAGCGGATTGAACTGCGCGGCTTCGCACAGCCAGAAGGTGATGAGCCCGGCGAACGCCGAGGTGGCGATCTCGCCGATGAGCTCGACCACGTTGAAAGCCCGGGTCTCGCCGGACTTCACCTTGCGGTAGAAATTGACCAGGCCACCCCAGGCGGCCAGACCCGTCACCCACAGGTAGGTGATCAGGCCGTAGGTCGAAGGATCTTTGTCAGGGGTCACAGTGCTTGTCTCCTTACTTGTTAGGTTCGGTGGCGGCGTCGGTCACCGGGGCCGGTGAGGCAGTCAAGCGCTCGCACTCGACCTGCGTCGTGTAGCCCTGGGCACTGAGGCGGTGCTCGACGGGCTTGATGCGCCAGTCGGTGGGGATACCGGGGCGCAGGGAAAGCGACAGCCGTCCCTCGGCGGCCAGCCTCGGATCACCGGGTAGGCTGAACGAGAGTTCGCCCTGCCCACGCTCCCCGGTGTTCTTGCGGGTCGCGGCCGCCGCCTTGGCTTCCGCTTCGGTGGCGTGGACGTAGCGGATTTCCTCGAACGGAGGTGCTCCGGTGGTCACTTCCCGGCGCTCGCCTTTCTCGAAGTCCCACCAATAAGCCTTGGTGCCGCCGGTGGCCGTGGTCGGTGGCTGTTGCGTGTCGCGGTCTCTGGTGGTGCCACTGCCACCGGGTTTGCGCGCCGAGTGTCGGTAGCGCCATTCGGCGAGATCACTGGATCTGAGGGTGATCGTCGGCATCACCTGCCCGGTGATGGTCTTGATCGCCCCTTGCCTGGCCAGTACCAGGAACCCGGCCACGGGTTTGGCCATGGCATCGTGCTTGGCCGCCAGGCGCGTGAGCAGCGCCATGTCCGACTCGGCGGTCTGATCCAAATGCGGGATGGCGATGGCGCCCAGCTCCGGATCGGTCTTGGCCTGATAGCGGTGCTCACCAGCGATGGTCTCGACCAGTTGGCCCAGCGTCGTCGCATCCCAGGAGCGGGTCTTGGGACTGCGAAACGGCCCGACCATATCGGCGGCCTTGGCCGAGACGGTCAACGTCGCGGGCGGCGAGCGGATCTCGACCTCATCCACGATGAAACGCCCCAAGGACACCAGCCGGGTTTCGGCATAGCCCAGCGACACAGTCAGCACCGTACCGATGCGCGGCAGCTCAGCAATCGCGCCGTCCTCACGGCGACGGTCGTCCAGCGTGAGCTTGAGCTCATCGGACTGGATGCCGGCTTCGTCGGTGACCACCAGTTCGATCAGTCGGTCGCGGATGGCAGCAGTGATCTCTTGGCTACCGGCGTAGATGCGGAAGATCGGTTGCATCTCCCCCTCCTCATGACCACAGCCGAATCACCGGCGCTTCCGTTGGTAGTGGTAGATCAGGCAGATCAATCACCAAACCGGCCGTGAGAACCGGGGGCAACAGGGCTAGCTGCGGATTGGCTTCGAGCACGGCGGTCAGTACATCGCTGCGCCCATAGTGCCGCCAGACCATCTCATCGAGCACATCCCCATCACGGGTGACCACCCGTTTGAAGATCGGTTGGGTCATGACTGATCCTCCCCGTAGGCCTTGAGCTTGATGCGGAACTCGATCCGGCGCGCTTGACCGTCATCGGCAAACACGGTGCGGGTGTCGCCGATCTCCGTGATCACCCAGGCTCCCCAGATGCGGCCCAGGCCATCGACCAGCTGCAGCGGCTTGCCGGCGTCCGCCAGCGCACGCATCGCATCGACTTGACCCAAGCCGCCCTTGAAGCTCGGGTAGATCACGCCGTCGAGTTCGATCTCGCCAACGTTGCGCCCCACAAACTGCAGAGCCGGATCGCGGTGGATACGCGCCTGCTCCTGCCAGCGCCAGGACTGGTTCAGCGAGAACTTCTGGTAAGCGAGTGTGGCGATTTCAAAACGAAACTCGTCCAGGCCCAACATCACCCGTTCGGCCATGGCACACCTCCCAACAGAAAAATCAGTCGTACATCGCCGCAGCCGGACTGCGGGTGGTCTCGCGCATCAGAGTGCGCAGGCGCGACTCGATCAGTGCGGCGATCTCGCGCGCATCCATTCCGGGCGGAGCATTGACCGTGATCGGAGCGGACAGCGAGACACTGGTGTTGCCACGCGCAGCCAGTGGTTGCGCCGGCATCGTCACCGGTCTGGAACCCGCCACTGACGGACTGACCGCTGACATTGGCGCGATGCCAACGGGTGCGGTGCCGACGGAGGGGCGTGGCGCGACCAGCGCAGCAGTGCCACCGACCGCTGCCGGACGCGCAGTAGCCGGAGCCGTGGCAGTGGGCGACGCCGGCTTATCGCTACCGAAGAGCGAACCGAACCAGTCGCCGACCTGCTTGCCGGCATTCATCACCCAGCCGATCTTGCCGGCGATCCAGTCGATGGCTTGACCGACGGTGGCGGTGATGCCCGACCAGAGACTGGTCATGAAATCCGCAACCGGCTGCCAAGCCGCGCTGATCAGGGCCAAGGGGGAGAAAGACACCAGGGCCGTAAAACCCTCAATCACCCACCCCACCAGCGTGCCCACCGCGCGGATCGGCAAGGTCAGCACCGTGAAAGCTGTGCTCAACACACTGCCGATCACCGACCCGAGAGACTGGCCGGAGGCGGACAGGCTGTTGAACGCCTCCGTGGAGAGTGTCACTGGCGCGAGCAAAGCCCCGATCCAGCCCACCACCCGGCTCACGCCATCGGCGATGAAACCGAACACGGAAGCCATCGCCTGGCCAATCGGCGCCAGCGGTGCCAATGCCGTGGAAAGGCTGCTGATCGCTGGCTGCACGGCTGACCGGATGCCTTCGAACACACCGCCGACGTATGCGGCAATGGGGTCCCAATATTTGCGGATCACCAAGGCAAGGCCTGCGACGGCGACCCCGATGCCAGCGACGATCCAGGTGATCGGGTTGGTCAAGAGCGCAGTCGTGGTGGCAC